TGTACCAGATGCTTCAACAGTCGCCAAACCAACGCTGTTCGCCTTTTGCCCTTGGGTGTGTAGGGTGCGGTGTTTTCTTCCAAGCCGTCCATGCAAACGCTCTGCTATCGTGTGGAGTACGATCAAGAATGCAAAAGGCCACTTACTGCTGCGTTCCAGTGCCGACACACTGTCCCTTTCGGGGTGAACGCATGAGTAAATGGCCTCATGTTTCGTCTATGCGTGTCGGCGCTTTTGATAAACGGAATGTACACCATAAAAAAACAGTTTGTCAAGTAGGGGTTTTCCTAGGTACAAAAGTATCTCCAAACCTGCTAGGAAGTTGTAAGAAGTCGTAACAACCCCTGCGATAGACATTTCTTCGCAGTTCCTTGCCATCGTAGGGTTCCTTGACAGACCCATTCTCAATTCTCATGGCTGCACCACTGATTACCCTGTTCATCTCCATACGCCCGTACTCAGTCAGATGCCACTTCTCTTGATAGTTGATGACATAGCCAAACCTCTCCAACTCAGGTAGGTATCTTTGATAGTGAAACGACACAGAGTTGTTGTCGGTTGCCGCATGGGTGAGGTCAATCATTGTCCTTGGGCCACTTGATAGACGCTTCAAAAGGCTTCGATGGGTGAGGTTTAAACGCATTTGCTTGTCTCCAAAAACCTCAGTATGATGGTATTAATAGTTTTATGCACTAGGGAAAACACCTATTCCCTGCATCTTTTTTCTGTGCGACAGTCCCATCACTGCTATTTGGCAGTGGTCAACAGGAGTTACAAATGCCAACTGATGATGAAAGATTTAAATACGAATGCTGGACAGTAGTTCAGGAGTTAGACCCAGATGATATCGCTGATGCCATCCAAGACAGCGTTGCCTTGGTGGAGGCCATCAAAGCCAATCATGCTGAAGATGTTGCAAGCATCGTGATGAACAGAGTGGAACTCAAGGTGCGGCGTAGGGCTGAGTTGCGAGTGTTTGATGTTGTCAAGACCGCTTGGATTGATGACATTGAAGAGTTGCAGCACTATCGCAACCTGCGAATTGAACGAGTCCAAAAAGCCCTTGATGAACGCAAGATCACAGCGGCTAAAATGGATGGCCCTTTTCAACAAATGTTTGATGAGTGAGGATGATATGAAGATGAAGTCTAGACTACAAGAAATCATTGGAGACAATCAATATGAAACTTTTGACGATTGCGATCAAACGAGTCCTATCTTATTTCGAGATTGTGATCTCGCAACCCAGCTTGCCTATCTTGCTTCGAGACAAAACACCAGCAAGGATGACCCTGCCAACCCTGTCAATCACAGACCCTAAATTTGTCTACAAGAATGCTTCCTGCACAGACATAACTCACACATTTCAAAAGGCCAAAGATGAGCGACTTCAACGACTACGCAACGATGCTGATAGCAATCGAGCAAAAGACCAAAGCATTGGAGAACAAGTGTCTAAACAAAAACTACGCAGGGTTCACGGGTGACATTACTGCAATCCAGCATGAACTCACTATGCTGACAATGTGGATCACACAAGCACAAGGAGAGCAAATTAGGGAAAACACCTATAGAATTCTCAACAAAGTCTGACAAAATTAAATCTCACTAACAGGAGTCACAAATGAATGTATATCAAAAACTGAACGAGGCCCGTGAGCAATTTCACAAGGCCAAACTCAAGAAATCTGGACATAACAAATTTGCTAACTACTATTACTTTGAGTTAGGCGACTTTGTTATCCCAGCACTAGAAATCTTCAAGCAAATTGGTTTGACCTCAATCATCAGCTTTGGCAAAGAAGAAGCCAGCATGACGATTGTGAACAACGACAAGCCAGAAGATCGAATCATCCTCACAAGCCCAATGTCTTCAGCAGCCTTAAAGGGTTGCCATGAAGTGCAGAACCTGGGTGCAGTGCAGACCTATCTGCGCCGCTATCTCTGGGTTGCTGCCCTTGAGATTGTTGAGCATGATGCCTTGGATGGCACTGTTGGCTCAGACAAGAAGACCATCAAGCCCACAGATGGAGTCATTGTTGACAAGAACAGGGAAAACATCATTGCGGATGTTGCGATTGCCATTGCCGACAGAATCAATGCAGATGACATGATCGGGGCATATGAAGAATACCTGGGAATCCATGACCAGGAGGAAAAGGTGGCGTTATGGGCATTGCTTCCAAGCAATGTTCGTAGTGCTTTGAAGAAACATGGCGAATCTTTGAAATAACAAGAAGATAAGTGTCATGGCAAGTCTTGATGAAGAAGGATTTTACTATCAATGTGATAGATGCAAAAGTAATTTTTCAATGGATTATGACAATGACGATTGTGGTGGGATTCATAGTGAAGCGTATTGTTGGCCTTTGCTAGATCATCTTTACGCTGGACGAGTAAGGCCAAACTTGGGTGATTTTTGCTTGAAATGTGCTGATGATATTGCCCCGCTTCTTCATGCCTTGCGTGACATTGATGAATTAACAACATTTACAAACAAACTAATGAAAGCAATAAATGAAAAAAGAAAATCAGGAAATCAAAACAACAGGACAACTAAGGCAACTGCTTGCCAATGCTGCCAAAAGTGTCTTGGACGGAAGTTTGGATATAGAGAAAGCAATGACACTACATAAACTTGCTAAAAACATTAGCGAAAGTTTGTATAGTGAAACTAAAATTGCTATGTTTAGCAATGAGATAGGCAAAACCATTCCTGCAATGGGTGACTTGCCTCTTGGTGGAAAAACTTAACAACATTAAGGTGTGAAAATGGAAAAGAAAGACAACTCTGGCGTTTTGTTTAAGAACGACAAAAAGGAAACGGGAAATCAACCTGATTACAAAGGAAACATCACTGTTGATGGTCAAGAATATTGGCTCTCAGCATGGATCAAAGAGGGTAAGAGTGGCAAGTTCATGGGCTTGGCAGTCAATCCCAAGGATGCACAACCTCCAGCAGCTAATCCACGCAAAGCAGTCATTGATGAGTCTGATCTGCCTTTCTGATAAACCTCACGGGGCTACGGCCCCATTTAATAGGAGTTGACGATGACAAAATTAGATCAATCTTGGTTTGGTGGTGCAGTCGAGAAGTTCTTTGGAACTGCGCCGTTTAAACTGTCTCGCAAAGATGACCCTGCCACTTCCCACCAGGCAGCACAGGCAATCGACACCACAAAGATGGAGTCCTTGGTCTATGAAACCATTGCAGCCTATGGCCCAGATGGTTGCATCTCAGATGATGTACTTGCCAAGCTACCATTCCTGCCCTATTCAAGCGTCACAGCCCGTTACAAGGCACTGATTGACAAAGGCTTCATTGAGGTCATTGGAACCCGTAAAGGCGTTTCTGGGCGGCTCCAAAGGGTTATGCGTAAGCTAGGGTAAATCCCTATTCCAATCTCTGTCAGACAAGGCAGAATTGACGCATGAACCAACAACAAACAACCCGTTTAAACGCTTTCTGGCAGGATGTAGAAGCTCACAAGGCTCCACATCCATCCTTGCCAGAAACTGCCGTTAATATTCTTAAATCTGTGGCCTTGGATGCCCTCCTTGCCGCACAAGACATTGAACAAATAGGAGATAAGCATGACAACAATTGAATTTGTGCCTTTTGAGTGGGAAAACGATGACTTCAATCCAGAGATTGACCGCATTGAGGTTGATTACCAATGGCATGAAGCAGATGACTCTGTTGGCTTAATCGCATACTGTGAAAAAACAGTCAAGTGGATGCGCTTTAACCTGGAAATCAAGGACATAACAGACGAGTTGTCCTATGCTGATTTGGCCTATTTAAAGCATGAAATCCAGCGTAACGATAAGGAAATTGCAGATGAAAGAACCTGAAGATGAGGCTTTTGAAGACTTGGCAAAGCGCCAGGGTGATTGGGGTCTTCAAGGGTCACGCAAGCATCAGATCATGCGGTACGCTGAGAACAATGCCAGGAATGAAGTGATTGAAGAAGTCGCCCAACACATTGAGAAATGCACTCTAGCCTTTGGCAAAGACACGATTCAATCGTTTGCGGCTTATGTAAGAGGAATGAAGAAATGAACAATGAACCAGCATTTCCCGTACAAGACGCTTTTTTAATGTCTACAGAGACGGGCATGACATTGAGAGATTATTTTGCGGCAAAGGCGATGCAAGCACTTATAACGGCCCCCAATGTTCGACCAATGATTGAAGATGGTGAAGTTTCAGGATGGGCATACAAGATGGCAGACGCAATGCTGAAAGCGAGGGAAACATGAGCAAAGATGAAATCGACATTATGTGGCAACAGGCTATGCAAGAGTCAATCAAAGATGGTGAGATGTTTACCCGCTATCACTTTGCCGAGATGGTAGCCGCCGCAGAGCGTGAGGCGTGTGCAAAGTTGTGTGACTATGTTTACGACAACATAGTTACTGATGAGCACATAAAGGACATGGCATACAAAATCAGAGCAAGGGGACAAGCATGAAGGCACGACAAGTCTTTACAGCGTTGATGGCCTCAAAGGGCTACACAAGCGATGATCTATCTATGGATGGAGACAAGTACACCAATCCTGCTATGCAAGGACGCTGGAACTACTTTATTGCGGGGTGGGAGATGCGAGGTGTGATGTGATTGAAACCATCTTCACCATCTTTGCCATAGGATTTCTAGGCATTGCATTAGCCATTGGAGGCGTTTGCATCATGGTTTGGATGGCCTTGAATGAAGACTAAGGGTGGGGCAAGACCTGGAAGTGGCAGGAAACCCACTCAAATCAGCGAGTCCAGAGCCATAACGCTATGGAAAGATGGTGTTAGCAAGAAAGAGATTGCCAAAAGGTTTGGCGTTGCTTACCAAGCTATCTTGTACTTCTTCAAGAAACACAAGATATTCAATCGTGGAAAACTCAAGAACCAAGCACCGCAAAAGCCTCGTTAGTGTGCTTAATTCGGTCATCTAGGCCAATAGTCCCACCATTGATCTTCTTGGTCAAGCCTACCCAATCAGCAGCTTCAGCAAGGTTGTTGCAGTTGTGGGTTGACCAGAACCACCCAGCAGTGAGTGCCGCATACTTGGGCGTTGCCACAAGGTCAGGCTCCATCACAAAGTCAACTCCCAGGGCTTGACCAGCATGGAAGTAGTTTGCATGGCCTGTCAACTGGATACACCCACGGCCTCTGAACCGATACCCGTCACCAGATGCCTCATCCCTGTTGCCCATACGACTGCTGTACACCTTGTTTGCAATCTTCTTAGGATTTTTGGAATACTGATTGGCAATCTCCATCGTTGGAAACCTTGCCTTCCACAGCTTCATCAGGGTTTCAGCCCTGTAGTTGAGGTTCTCTTCAAGGGTTCTGAAGTTACCGCACTCATGCCCACATTGACCAATGAATGCAGCTTGTTGGCGTTTGGTAGAAATACCAAAAGTGTTGAAGGTTTCATTGAGGGCATCAACCCACTCAGCACCAATGTGGAGTTTTTTTAGTTGTTCAGCGGTTACCATTCATCACCTCCATTACCTTGTTATAACTGTCTATACACGCATTCAATTGCGCTGTGTTTCTGTCGCCTTGGGCGATGATTTCGGCAATGGCTGCGAGGGTTGCTCGTTCGGAGTCAGAAGTTTCATAAACCTGTCTGACAGGTTCACTTCTTTCTTTTGTGCTATCTCCGGTGGGAGTGGGGGCATTTGCGGGGGCTTGTACACAACTTGTGGACGGGAGCCGCAACCTACCAGCACGAATAGCAGAATCAAGAGAAGACTGTTTTTGAGTGATGACATTATTGGCCTCCGAAAGTTTGGTTGATTGGTCATTCAGTTGTTGGGCAAGTTCACGCTCTTTTTCCCGTGATTCTTCATTCTTTTTTGCAATCTCTACTTGCATCTCAGCATCTCTGTCACCCCATCCAACATGATGCCCATACCCATAAGCACCGCCCACAGCAATCATGGCCCCAATGATGAAGTACGGGTTAAGCATTCTTCACCTCTTGTCTAGCAAGGGCGATTTCTTCACGCACATAATCAGACTCCAAATGTTGAGGTGGAGTAGTGGGGGGTGGTGGGGGTGTCCAGGTTTCATCTAAAGGTGGATTAACCCAAGTAGGTAAAGCGCCAGAGGGAGAGGTCCAAGTGGATGTGGCAGGAGGGCTAGGAGGGGCAGAAACAGGCGTAGAAGGCGCTGAAATCTGAGGTGTAGGCGTTGTGCTTGTCACAGCACCAACGGCCCGTTTACCAACAATGCCACCAATGCCACCAACAATCAACAACACAATGTCGTTGAGCATCTTGGTATAGGCTTGATCGATGGGAGCCATGCTCTTAATGGGCTGGGTTACAAAAGTAACTGAGTACAGAAGAGCAATCACGATGCCAAACAAAATGATGGTAATCATCACCACTACAAAGCCCCAAATGCGAACTTCAACTTCTTCTGGGGTGTATTTACTTTTTG